CTTGCGCCACTTCCAGTACTCAGCCATGACGTCAGCGGTGGTGATCCCCAGTACGTAGTGCCCTTCCCTGCACCACTTGATGAACTGGCCAGGCGATGGCAGGAATGGACGCTCCTGGCTGCGAGCTACACGCATGCCGGCGTCAACCTGTTCCATTGTGGTGATCTCGTTTTCTTTGAAAGCCAGCACCCACTGACGGCGGACCTCGTTCACGTCCTCCTGGCTGCGATTAACCAGGCTTGCCGGGAACGTGGCCGCCAACTGTACGAACAGACCGTTAATAATCTGCGCCACCTGCTGCGTTTGTTCGCGTTCGGTGTACTGCTCAGGCATGTTGTGAGCCACGCGGCGAGCCTGTTCCCGGTCGAAATTGCGAATGCTCTCGGCTAGGTTTTTCATTCCAGCACCCCGTCAATCCAGTCAGTGTTATGCAGGTCGATGCCACCCCGGGAAGGTTTTGCCGTTCCGGTTGCACGCAGCCGCTTGGTAGTGAGCTGATCCCACTGCTTTCGCAGACTCGAAGGGCTCAGGATGTTGTCTTTCCAGAATTCGTCCCGGTTGGCCCACTGGAACAGGTCACAGATTTCGTAGTGAGTACGCTTGTCCTGGACACGCATCAGCCTGATGGTGTTTGCCCATTCAGCCCAGTTTGGTTCGGATAGCGAAGCGTTGACGGTGAGAAGCCTGTCGTAAATCCAGCGAGCGGCCTTGAGGTCGTCAGCGGATCCCCATGATTTACCTGCCGGGGTGTATATCCCGTCTGCCGCTTCAGGATAGCTTGAGAGAAACTTTTGAGTTTTCTGGTTTCGGGATTCGTAAGAATTCCGAGACGAGGATATTTTAATGTTGTTCTTGTTATAGTCTTGGGTGTCTACCGTTTCCGGGAAAGTTTTTCCCGTTTTCGGTAACACTTTTCCCGATTTCGGGAAGACTTTTCCCGTTTTCGGTTTGTCTAAAATCCAGGCGGAAAGGTCAGTATTTATACCAACTGTTTTCATCACGCCCTGCTTTTGACTGAAGATAATTTTGCGTTCTGCGAGCGATTTGAGCACATCAGAAACATGCGAATCACTCAACCCTGTAAGCTCAGCGATCACCGTGTTCGTAACGCGGTCCTGTTTCTTGTTCCAGCCGTAGGTAAGCCAGATAACCGCCTCAAAACACTGCCACTCCCGGCCTGACATTTTCAGGCGAGGCTTGAGCTGTTGGATCTCGTTAGCGACCTTGGTATACCCGTTCGACAGGTCGGCCATACGACCTCCCGGTTGTTCGGTTCTGTGGGGGAAATTGATAATTTCAGCTGTGTTTGACATACTTAGCTCCGCAATTACACTCCGTTTTTGCATTTAAAGCCGTTGGTGTTCGAGCACCGCGGCTTTCCCCTTTTCCGAAGTCTTCACACTGCCCCCAGCATGGTGGTTACCATCGCCAGCAGCGGCGCCGTAAGATCCGGATCGACACGGAACATCTCAAAAATCCCCTCGCTTAACTCCTTCAACTTTTCCTTCTTCGGTGCATCGAGCATCAAAGCTTGCTTCGCCTCACTCACCTCTTTTTCTAATCTGGCAATCCGGTATGCAAACAACTCGTCCTTCACAACACGGTCGCGGTATCGAAGCGGTAATACAGACATGATCGCGGGGATCAGTTGTTCGACGTTCTTTCGGTACGAAACGGAGTCTTCTTTGTTGTCCAGCCAACGGAACAGCTTCACGTTCCAGACATCTGCCTGGCCAGACACATCCACGCCATCAAGTTGGATTTCTTCCGCCGCTTCTTGGATTTGAAGTGCAACAGCTATGCGACCTTCTGACGCTGCCCACGCCCGGACAGCAGAGCAGATATCGCGATGAGCAATATCCTGCGCTGCCGGTTCGCTTTGATGACACGGGAATATCAGTCGATTAGAGGAGGCTCTGCTACTCTGTTGAAATGAAAAAGTTTGCATTGTTAAGGCTCCTGTTTGGGTAAACCGTCTGTTGGGTTTGGGTAGAGATCTGGGCGCAGCTCGTGCGGAGTTACGCCTGTAGCTGTATAAATTGGTAAAACACGATCGGCGGGAACCACACCTTGGTAACGGTTTTTCCATCGGCTAATCGACATTGGCTTAATGCCAAGCATACTGGCGAGATTTGTTGCAGTACCTGCTGACTCTATGGCTTTTTTTAACCCGTTCATCGTCGTCTCCTGTTAGATTACACATGAAATTAAGCCTTAGACTTAATTATATGTCAAGCCTGGAGCTCATTTTCAAGTTTAAGCAAAAGGCTTATTCTTTTATCCATGAAAGAGAAAAACGTACTTAATCCGACACTTGTCGATCGTCTTTCCGAGCTGAATGGTCGGGGCATTACTAAATCCGATATGGCCAGGATAGCTGGGGTAACGCCACAATCAGTTAATGGCTGGTTTAAGAAAGGAGTGATTAGCAAGAAATCCGCTCTTGCTGTTGCTGACGCAGCGGGTGTTTCCGTGCCGTGGTTGCTCGGTGAGGATGTCGGAGAGAAGGATGGTCTGAAAGCTGATGAGCAGCGTTTGCTGGAACTCTATCGTCAACTGCCGGAGGAAGAACGAGAGAATATGCTACGCATCTTCTCGCTTCGCCTGAAGGAACTTGATGAGCTTTATGAAAAGTATATGAAGGGGCGTATCCGGCCCCAGAAGGATTAAGTTTTATGATTCAACGGATTTAGTATTTTTCTCGATTCACGAAGACTGTTATCACCGCAATTTATTCTGGGATTAAATAAAAACATAATAGAGGACAATATGGCAATTTCTAAAGAAATGAGGAAGTTGATTAACAAGTGGAAAACGGGTAACTCATGGCCTAAACGTCTTGAATGGATTGAAATTCAAGGGATACGTGGCTGGTCAGGTCAGAGGGTTGACTTGCAATTCCCTATTGTTGCTCTAGTCGGTGAAAATGGGTCTGGTAAAAGTACTGTGTTGCAATGTGCAGCCTCAGTTTACAAAGATGTTAAAAAAAGATATGCCTCCTATTATTTCCCTGATACTCCCTTCGAAAAAATTGAAAATGCCTATATCCGATTTTCATATAAAGAAGGAGCTAACTCATTCGTTAAATCTATTAGAAAGCAGACCACAAGATGGCGAGGAAACCCTGAACGGCCTGATAGAAGAGTTGAATATGTTGACCTCAGCAGGTTACAACCAGTAAACGCGAGACTAGGGTATTCCAAACTTTTAAAAAGCGGTGTAACTGAAGGCGCTCATGATGCGTTTGATCAACAAAAGCTTGATAGACTCAATAACATTATGGGGAAGTCTTATGTCTCAGCAGGACTTTCGATAACTAATTCTGATGCAAAAAGGCCCATTACTGTAGTATCAAATGGTGAAGCAAGATACTCTGGTTTTCACCAAGGGGCCGGAGAGATTACTGCCGCCGAACTTTTAGCAGCTGATTATCCAAAGTACGGAATCGTGTTAATTGATGAAATTGAAACGTCCCTTCATCCAAGAGCACAACGCCGGTTAATGCGTGACTTGGCGCACGTGGCCCGGGAAAGAGAATTACAGATTATTATAACAACACACTCCCCATATATCCTTTCCGAGCTTCCTCCTGAAGCTAGAATATATTTGATGAATGGTGTCGAAGGTCGGACAGTGGTAACAGGTGTTAGTCCCGATTTTGCAATGACTAAAATGGATGAAGAAAATCACCCTGAATGTGATATCTATGTTGAAGATGTTGTTGCAGCAACATTAGTATCAGAAATTATCGCGTCCTCGCATGAAAGGGAGCTTCTTTCTAGAGTAAAAATTATACCATTTGGTAGTGCATCAGTAGGCATGGCACTAGGTCAAATGGCTGCCAATAAAAGGTTCCCTCGCTCTTCAGTGGTATTTTTAGATGGAGATCAGTCTCAAGCGATAGGATGCAAGATATTGCCTGGCGATGACGCACCAGAGATTGTTGTTTTTGAGGCACTTCAAGATATTGGTTGGCCTGGTATATCAGAAAAAATCAGTAGAAAACCGTCAGAATCAATTGATGCACTGAACAATGCAATGACCAACTCAGATCACCACGATTGGATTGATTATGCTGCAAACACGCTAAATATCGGCGGTGAAATTCTATGGCATGCATTATGTACATCTTGGGCTGTTAACTGTCTTAATGATCATTCTAGAGACGTTGTAGTCCAGTCGATTATCGACGCAATTGAAGAATGACCGGGTAAACCCGGCACCCCCTAGGCTACAGTGCCGCTAAACAAGTACATCCAGAGTCTAACCCGGCCTTCGCGCCGGGTTTTTTGTATTCCTAAATCACCAGCTTTAACCTCAGACAATGATTTCCCCATCGTTAACACCTCGATCCCGACCAAGTGTAGGGATTTTCATTCCTTAAAATTACAGCACTCATCACGATTAAGTCTAGAGCTTAAAACACTATTCAGCCCAGAGCTTGACACACATTAAGCTCAAGGCTTAATATGCTATCACCAAGACGAATTACGAGCCACCTAGGCAGGACGCCCACGAAGTAGCCGCCGACGGCATACGAACAGTCGGATGAGGTGGAGAGATTAACGCGCATCAGGTGTAAACGTTCCGCTGGCCGGCGATAAGGCAAATGAGGGTGAGATGACCGGAGAAAAGAAAATGTTAAATGTTAAAACGCCATTGCTAACTAGTAATAGCAAAGTGATTCAAGCCGCAGACGCTGCACTTACAGCTTTGAACAAGTCGTTTGATGACGTTATTGAGAAAGATTACTGGCTTGCGGAAAAAATGAAAAAGGCAGCACTTGAGGCCGCCCTTGCGTCAATTACCATTTTATAGGGATATCAAAAGGTTCTGGTCGTTCAGAATTGTATTGATCCTCTGCTGCATTACGGCAGTCCGGAAGCAATTCTGAGACACGTTTGATTAGAGCTTCAGGTGAAGTTACTGCAGGATCTTTCGCTGCAAGTGCTAGCGCCAAATCGTAAGCGACAGATTCTTGATTTCTTTTGTTCTGAAAAACGTTGAAAGCCATGACTTTACCTTTGCTGGCTGTGTGAGAACTACCAGCATACCACCGAGCCTGAAGTGGTGAAAAGACAGGCATAACAAGGAGATCAATATGATTGATTACGCTCGCAAACCTGGACGGCAGCAGGCCGTAAAGCTGAACCTCTTCGAGGTGCTCCTTCGCCGCTTATGCTACCTACTGGCGCAAAAGGGGAATCCAGATGTGTAACTCAACGAAATGCGGGTACTGCGGCAAGCCGTTTAAACCGGAGGAAGTAGTCAAAAGTACCCTTCTCTATCGCAACGGCTCGCAGATGGCGCGCAAAGAAAAAGAATACTGCTCTGAACGCTGTGCTTCGTACGACCAGATGGCCCACGAAAGCTAACGTAAAAGCCGCGCAAGGCGGCCCGTACGTCCGGTGCCACCGACCAAAGTACACCGGAAAACAACTTTTAATCCAAAGTTCACCCAATGGGCGCTATCTCTGGCCCGGGGATCTTACATCCAAAAATGAGGATCTGACATGGAATTTTTCTACTTAATTAGGGCAACGCAGAAGTCGGGGAAACCTGACGGCGTTATCTGGTTCAGTGCCAAAACCGAAGCACGAGCCGCCCTGACGCTCGA